CCAGGTACAGCAGGACAACTTTTAGTAAGTGCTGGCGCAAGTGCTCCTGTATATACAAACACAGCTAACATTTATGTGGCCAATGCGGCTATCGCAACTAGTGTTCGTGCAGGTACTGCCGGCCAACTTGTTTATCAATCAGCCGCAAATACAAGTGGATTTGTTGGTCCAGGTACAGCAGGACAACTTTTAGTAAGTGCTGGCGCAAGTGCTCCTGTATATACAAACACAGCAAGTATATATGTAGGTCGTGCTGTCATCGCTGATAGTGCAAGTGGTGGATCTGCAACCGCTACGAACTTAGCCGGTGGTAATGCGTGGCAAATTCCATATCAGTCAGCGCCAAGTACAACATTATTTGCCAGCTCAGGTACAACTGGCCAGTTCTGGCAAGCAACGACCAATGGAGCACCTGCCTGGACAACCACTGCAAATATCTATGTGGCTAATGCGGCTATCGCAACTAGTGTTCGTGCAGGTACTGCCGGGCAGTTAGTATATCAATCAGCCGCAAGTACCACTGCGTTTATAAGTACAGCTACCACAGGTAACTTCCTACAGGCCAACTTTGCAGGTGCTCCTACCTGGACAACAACTGCTAGTATGTATGTTAACCGAGCTGTCATCGCTGATAGTGCAAGTGGTGGATCAAGTCAAGTTAACACCGCAATACAAACAGCCAGTGCAAATTACTTTCCAACATTTGTTGATAGTAATAATGCCAGTGCTACTGCTGAAAGTGTTTACACCACAAGTAGTTTTGTTATTAATCCAAGTACTGGCAATGTTGGTCTTGGAATTACCCCAGCATATAAATTACATGTTGCTGCTACTACTAATGTGATATGTCAGATGGATGGGTCTGTAGGAGGCTCAAGATTAGAAATTTCTAACTACGGAACTAGTCTTTACCTCGGCGATCACGGTGTTAATAATTCAATAGTTTTTGATACACCAGGTAATTTTATTAGATTTTTAACGAACAGCGGCAACGAACGACTACGAATTACCTCCGGCGGTGGTATAAGTTTTGGTGCAGGTGGTACAGCATACGGTACAGCAGGACAACTTTTAGTAAGTGCTGGCGCAAGTTCTCCTGTATATACAAACACAGCAAGTATATATGTAGGTCGTGCTGTCATCGCTGATAGTGCAAGTGGTGGTGCTGGTAGTGTTGCTAACTCGTTAACTGCTGGAACTGGATTATCAGGAACAGCATTCAATGGATCGGCGGCGGTTACTTGGACCAATGCCGGTGTAACAAGTGCAGTGGCAGGTACAGCAATTAGCGTGTCGGGAGCAACCGGTGCAGTCACTATTACTAATACCGGTGTAACAAGTGCAGTGGCAGGTACAGGTGTTAGTGTTTCTGGTGCTACCGGCGCGGTTACGATTAGTATTGGCCAAGCGGTTGCCACATCAAGTAACGTACAATTTAACAGTCTAGGAGTTGGAACAGCAGCCAGTGCTACAGCTGGTGAAATTCGAGCAACCAATGAGATTACAGCATATTATTCTGATCGTAGGCTAAAAGAAAATGTGCAAGTAATTGACAATGCTCTAGTAAAAGTGTTATCATTAAGTGGTATTACTTACACTCCAAATGCTGTTGCTGAAAGTTACGGGTATGACCGAACTAAGAAATTAGTTGGTGTATTTGCTGATGAAATTGAAGCAGTACTACCAGAAGCAGTTCGCCTTGCACCGTTTGACATTGACGAGAGTGGCAGTAGTAAGAGTGGCGAAAATTATAAGACTGTACAATACGAAAAGATTGTGCCGCTATTGATTGAAGCAATAAAAGAGCAACAGAAAACAATTGATACATTATCAAATAAGATAACTGCATTAACGGCCCAAATAGATAACATTAAGCCTAGACCTTAAGCTAGATACCAGCGAAAAGGAACACATGGCTAAATTTAATCCATTTCAACTAGCAACATCGAGATTATTATGTCTCGATGTTGCTAACATTTTTCCAAAGAAAATATGCATGGTTAACCAACCAATAAATAGAAGTTACATATTTCATATTTTCAACTTACGAAAAATTTGGTCAATAAATATCAGGGGACTATAAGTGTCAGTTTTACCAGCAACGGGATCAGCGATAAAAATGGGAGGCGTGAATCAAGCATATACAAACACTGCTCCTACCGGTGGTCTAAACATCCGTCTTAGCGCAACACTTGGTGTTAGTTATGGCGGTAAAATTGCAAGTGCCCAAATTAGTTTTAGTTCTACTTTTGGTGGTAAAACTACTCCGTATACTTACTCTTAATATAGGTTGATTAATGAAGAAAAATAAATTAGATATAAAGAAACTGATCAGCATCGCACCACCCGGATATACTCGTTGGGAATTAGACAACATAGTGTGGCACGATAGAACTAGTAATCCTATCACGCTATTAAAATTCTTAAAAAGAATTGAGCGACTTCGAGCCATTTCCGAAAAAACATTAATAGAAGCTAGCGAACTAGAACTCCTAGAAGATTTATCAACGGAACTGGATCAGGCTGAATGTGAGGAGCTGTTATCAGATAGCGAAGAGGCCGCACACCACCACTTCATCGAATCCATCGCTCGCCGGGGAGCTCTAGAAACTCTGTGTAATGATGCACTTAGCATCGAAACAATGACTGACATGTGTAAATTATCGCCCGACGATTTTATACTAGCCGCAAAACGAAGCCAGGATATTATTAATTCTGTACAAGAATTAGTTATTCAGGGAGAGACCCTAAGTAAAGATGTGGCGGGTGCATGACAAAAAGTGTTTTTAACAGTAGCAAATGGGCTATTAAAAAGAAAAAACTAGCAGTACTTGTTCCTTGCAGGGACATGATTCATTCAGCATTTAGTAAATGTCTAATAGAGCTAGTTAAATTCAATACACAGAACGGAATTGACACTCATGTGGTCTACGACTCCAGCACGGTATTGTTAACACAGAGAGAAAATCTTGCAATGGAAGCACAGAAGATTGGTGCTGAATATATGCTATGGTTAGACAGCGACATGACATTCCCACAAACGGTCGCATCTAGATTGATGGCACATGAAGAAGATGTGGTAACTGCAAACTATGTCAAACGCCAACCACCATTTAAGGGTGTTGCATATCAAAAGATCGGCGACTGGCAGAATCCTCTAAGTCTTAGTCCACAACCTGATCTTGTTCCTATAGAAGGTATTGGTATGGGATGCTTTATGATGAAGACCGCAATACTAGATGAAATTGCTCAACCGTGGTTTGAGTTTAGATGGAACGACCACACTAAAGATAACCTTGGCGAAGATATGGACTTCTGTATGAAGATCGCTGAACAAGGGCACACTATTAAAGTTGACACTCAACTAAGTTTAGAACTTAGACATCTAGGTCAATGGGCGTTTGGTCCGGAATTAGTCAAATAAATCTAAAAGTAATTCCAGCTTTGCTCTGATTACTTTATTTCCAAAACTGGTCTTCACACCTTGATGCAAGGGCTTGGGCCAGTTGTCAAAACTACACCATGCGTAACCGCTGTGTTCTTCATTTAGTATGGGAATAAATTCTTCTTCAACAATACAGACATAAGTGTTATATTGGAAGTTTTGATCATTTGAAGTGAATAATTCCAGGGGAACAATCTTTTGTAAGGTAGTAACTTTACCTATTTCTTCTTCTATTTCTCTACGCAATGCTTCGAACGGTGTAGCATCACTGGGTTCTTTTCGACCGCCTACTAGTCCCCATGTACCAGCAGTTCTTCCCTGTGTGCGTAGCAAGAACAAAAATCTCTTAGTTTTCTTCGCAAGAAACAGCCCACCGCTAGCGATGATTTGTTGCGTGTTTACAGAATTATTCTCCATGCGTCCTTATCGTATATGCCTTCAAAACTCTTGCTCCAGCTTTCACCGTCCCACTTATATTGAAGGTTCGTATAAATGTTAGTTATATAAGTTGTCTCGGTGACCTCTTGAGAATTGAAAACAACAACCCAGTCTGCACCATCCCGTTCTATAATATCGTTTGCATGTGCAACAAAATCCGAAGTATCACTGTTCTTCCACAGTAACGGACCATCGTCACCAAGGTCTGCATAGTTAGGATTTATATCTTCTAATATCAGATACCTAGTTCCTGATGCAGGAATACCGTCGATTGTTTCTGGATTAATAATAGCATCAATAGTTCCCCTGCCGTCTATGATGGTATTAGTGGGGATTGTATCAGTATCAATACTTAACACCATTCTTCTTTCGTCAAATGGGTCTAGGCTAACATAGGCGATTACTTCATTACCATCAGATTTTGTTAATCTTAATTGAGACAACCCTGCCCTAAATTGTCCTGGATACAGATCTAATAACTTTCTCCATGATACTGTATGGTCGGGCATATAGACATCTTGTGCATCGGAAAATATATTATTTTTTACAATACTAGCTACATTGTTGAGCACCAATAGTTCAAAGTCGCCGGGCGTAACTACTGTTCGTGCAACTCGATCTCCGAGTCCCACATAAACAGAATTAGCATTAGAATATTCACTCTTAACAGTGCCTTCTTCATTTGAAAATACATTGGCAATAATCTTTGTAATAATCCCCATTCGTTTTACTTTTGCAGGAGGAGTAATCCAGATAGGTGTTTCAAATGTCAAGTTTAAAATATCAATATCTTGGTTTGCTCCTTGGGGAACTTGCCTACTGGTCCAATTAGTATCTTTTAGATACAAGACAGTTAGACTAGTCCAGTCTATATAATTGTCAGTAGTTTGTAATTCTAAACTAGGATTAAACAAGTATGCCAACTGTTCAAAAATTTGTAACTTTTGATCTGTGTTAGTAGTCCATATGTCTGTAGAAAATGTTAGTTTATAAGGTGCGGGCATTATTCGTTCAACAGAATATCCTCTTCCTTGTACCTGAGTATATTCTCCGGTAGCTTCGTCATATTCTCGTTCTCTAATATTAACTGTACTAACGAATGTAGGATCCTGTAATCTAGCCTGGTCATAATTTAGGCTTTTAATGTAGCAGGCAATAAATGGAGCGGCTGGAATAGTGTTTTCGCTGTTCTTCTTAAGCAATGCCGCAGTTTGCCTAGACGGATCGCCATACATTACGGGCACTTGTACAAGTCGGCCACTGCCGTCTTTGTAACTGAAGTTACTCATTGCCCTCATAAATTGTGTTAAGTATCTTCTTACTTGTCCGTCATAAAAGTGATCCATTTTAATTATCCGCTTTAGGTTTTAATACTTTGCTTAATGCTTGTCGTTCTTGTATCAGTTGACCATTAACGGTTGCAGTAGTACTATTGTTAATGAAACTTGTTTTCTGTGTTTGTCTAATTTGACTATCTTGCCACGGTGCCGCAGAAACATCCTGTGCACCAAATTGATTCATAGTCATTCTTACACCTTGCTCATATATCACCCATCTCCTACCATCGAATCTATAGAGTGCATTGGGCAAATAATCTGTTCTTAAAAAGTATTGTCCTGTACTAGGAGCACTAGGAAAGGTAATTCCCGAACCAAACGCATGTCCATTCGATGGGATATTATTACCATTTGATACACCAATGTAGACATTTTGATTTGGGGTATTTAGGACGAAGCTAGCATCCATAGTATCCATGCTAGCATCGTCGGTTCCGTCACTGGCCGCGGCATAGTCAACAAGGCCGTTTTCATCAGTTGGTATAACAAACATATGATTAGTATCATATCCGCTTATAGGAGCATCTAGATTAGCCTGCGCTATGATCTGATTGTTAATATCAATACTCTTTTGATAGGTACTCAGTAGATCTCGTAGGGTACTACCGTCACCTGCACCACTTTCTTGATTAAGGATTTCTGCAAATTCTTGACTATCAACTAGCGGCTGACATTTAGCCCTCAATAAATGGGGATACCATGTTTGACTAAAACCGTTAGTGGGTCTGCTGACATCTGTAACTACATAAAATCTTTTCAATGCTACTATACTATCATCTAATGCGTATTCATCTTTTAAATGAGGTAACTCAAAAACATCACCGGGCATGATCTTACGCTGTAACATATCAACGCAATTAGCTAGGTGAAAATGTATCATGATATTATCATTGGTCAGGAACAGGCCAAACTGACTTAGATTAAAATCCAAGTCTTGCATGGTATATATTCCTCGCATTACATAAACATCGGGGTCGTATTTCCTATCTCGATTTTCCATAAAAAGCACATCTTGTATCCCTAATTCTGGGATAGGATTAGTACTATTATCCGGTGTCGTAGGAGTGCTTTCACCGGGTGCAGGCGAAGTAGTTCCTATGTATTTGTGTATAAAAATATCGGTTCCACCCACTTGGAATTGTTCGTTAATTACACGATCCAAAAAGCGAAAATCGTTACCCTTTTCTGGTTTATAAAGACTTAGGCGAGGAATTTTAGTTCTCCTTTAATTAATTTGCAGTTGTTGCCA